CCCAACTACGTGCAGGCAACGGCCAACAGCGATACCGCGCTGATCCTCAACCCGGACCACTATGGCCTGGCGTACTTCCAGCCGTGGAAGACCACGCCCCTGGCCAAGACCGGGCACACCGACAAGGAAATGGTTTCCTGCGAGGTGCTGACCGTGGTCACCAGCGAAGCGGCGAACGGCAAGGTCGCCAACCTGACGCCGTAAGCCAACCAACCGTGAGGGGGGGGGGGCTTCGGCCCCCTTTTTTACGCATGGACGAAGTTTTCAAGATTCAGGATTACGACCCGCAACTGGGCATCGCCACGACGGTGCACCGCGTTGAGGGCAAAGCAGTCATCCAGAAGACCTATGACGCTGAGCCGTTCATTGAAGCCGCGAAGTCGATGCGTCATGCGTCTAGCGGCGAACGTTGGGGCGAGCTGCGGCACGTTGGGTTCATCCCGCCCGCTGAGCTGGGAAAGATGATGCGCCAAGACGGTGGACTGGATCGAAAGCGGCTGACTGCGTGGCTAAAGGCCAATCCTGCGCTGGTGACGTTTGACAGGCTGCTCAAATGAGCTATTCCCAGCTTACGACCGATGTCGCTTCGTGGCTGCATCGCGCTGACATCACGCCGGCCAACTTCTCGCGGTTTACTGCGATGGCTGAAGCTCGCATGGCGCGGTTACTCCGCGTGCGTCAGATGGAAGCGCCGCTTGTCTCGACTGAGATTGACGCGGACTATGAGATTGCGCTACCTGCCGACTTCGTGGCAACAAAGGTGCTGTACTCGGTCGGATATGAGCGCACTCCGCTGACGGCTCAAACGCTGGACTACATCATGTCGCGCGGGGTCGTCTACGGCATCCCAAAGAACTTCGCAGTCACTGCTGATGCTTGGCGATTTGACGGGACTGGTTCTGTCGCTGGAACGTATTACCAAGCACTCCCGAGCCTTGAGACTGACGGCACGACCTGGCTAGAGACTCTTGCGCCTGATTTGTACCTGTTCTCCGTGCTTGCCGAAGCGTGCATGTTCGTTCAGGACTCAGAGCGTGCCGCGCTGTATTCAGGTCGTGCGCGTGAGTTGCTGCAAGAGGTCAACGCCAACGACCAGCGAGACCGCTTTAGCGGCCTGCTTGTTTCTTCCAAGAGGCTCTGATGCTCACCTACAAAGAACGATACGACCTCATCAGTGACGCTGTATTTCAGCAGCGCATTCAGTACGCTGCATGGGTCACTGCGCTTGCGTTTGCGAACGAGACGCCTGGCACTGTGAAGCGCAGGCAGTGGGCAAAGGCTGCTCTCCAAGGCGCTCTTGACACCGATGTCATGCGGCGCTTTGCAATCCAGGTCAGCGCAAACCAGAACGTTGGCGCCGCTGGCAAGAATGCCCTAGATAGTGACATCCAGGCGGCCGTTGACGCTGTAGCTTCGGACGTTGCCGGATGAAATTCCTGCCTGACGCGCCCCGCGACACTCCCGAAGTGCTCACGGAAGTTGAGGCTGTGCCTACCGTCCGAGGGTATGCGGGGAGCCCTACTGTCATCAATGGCGGCTATGCGGCGCTATCTGCTGCCTGCAATGGTGCGGCGCTCATCTTCAAGCTCGACGGCTCTATGCGGATTTTCGCTGGCACGCAGAGCAAACTGTACGAGGGATCGGGCGGAACGTGGACGGATCGCAGCCGGGCAGGCTCGTACACGACAGGCGACATCCGCTGGTGTTTCGCGCAGTTCGGCGATACCACGCTTGCGATCAATAAGGCCACCGTACTTCAGAGCAGCACAAGCGGCGCATTTGCTGACGTAGCAAACGCCCCCAAAGCGGCGTGCATGGAGACAGTCGGCGGCTTCGTGGTGCTTGGCAATACGGACGACACCGGCCTGGCGATCACTGGAGGCCCCAACGCCGATCAGGGCAACCGTTGGTGGTGCTCTCAGCTTTTTAACGTAACGGGCACATGGGCGCCTTCTGCGGCCACTCAAGCAACGAGCGGCCTTCTCGTTAGCTCCCCCGGCAAGATCATCGCCATGAAGCGGCTAGGCGATCAGGTCATTGCCTACAAGAATCGGGCAATCCATGTCGGGCAGTACGTCGGCCCGCCCGATGTGTTCGACTGGCAGCTTGTGCCGGGTGAAATCGGCACATGGTCGAACGAGGCTGTTGTCTCGACTGGCACAGCGCACCTTTTCATCGGCTACGAGAACGTGTATCGCTTCGATGGCTCTAGGCCCGTAGCGATTGGCGACGGCATCCGCGAATGGTTCTTTGCGCGCCTTAACAAGCAGTACGCATATCTCATCGCAGGCATTCACGACCGCAACACATCTACGGTCTGGTGGTGGTATCCGTCAGGCTCAAGCACAACGCTCGATAGCGTGTTGGTCTACAACTACGCCGCGGATCGGTGGGGACACGCTACCGACGCGACTCTAGGGGCGGCAGTCACGGTCTACCCCGTGCAGACAATCCAGGCGCAAATCACATACGACAACCTGTATACGTCGCTCGGCATCTCCAATCCGCAATACGACCAGATGCCGAACATCAGCTATGACTCGCCTTTCTGGCAGGCTTCGGCTCCTGTGATGGCGGTCATTCGAGATGACAAGGTGCTTTACACGCTAACCGGCTCTGCTTCTGATAGCTCGATTACGACGGGCTATTGGGGCGATCAGGAGCGTTACTCGTTCTGTGACCGTGTGCGGGCTAAGTACCGAACGAAGCCGACTGATAGCACGTTGACTCCATATGCAGTCACTGAGCTTGGGGCCGACGTGGCTACTGGCTCGGCAACTCTGAACGTGGATCGATACGACGTTTTGCAGTCGGCTCGCTGGCATAAGTTCAAGCTTGAATTTGTCGGGCCTGTTGAGGTTGAGGCGGTCACCCCGCGACTGAAGACTCAAGGTTATGAATAGCGTAACCCCTGACCCGCGTCTTCCGCTGAACATTGACAACTTGTTTCGGCTGAAGTTAGCAGACTACCTCAGTGAGTTCGCGCGTTCGATCAATCAGGCGGCGAATTTGGTGCTGTGGAAGACGGTGGCGGTATCCACTGCTTATACGGCAGGCGTCAACGATCACATCATCCGCTGCACTAGCGGGCCGTACACGGTGACGATCCCGAGCGCGTCAAGCATGAACGGGAAGCGCATCGTAATCAAGCGGGCTGATTCAGGTACTTCGACGCTCACCATCTCAAGCGCATCAGGAAACATCGACGGCGCTGGCTCAACTTCACTGACAACCGCTTGGCAATCGCGCGAGTTGTTTAGTGATGGCACTCAATGGCTTCTGGTCTAGGAAATTACATGGATGACAATCTCGGGCTCTCGCAATACGGTTACGCGCAACAGCCGTGGCAAGGGCCTTACGGCTATTACGAGCAGCAAACGCCTTTTGGTTCATTCGGCGCAGCGAATCAACAGCAGGCGCAAAGCTCGCAAGCCTTCAATCCGTACATCGGGCAGCAGACTCAGGCGCCTGGGCAGATTGGTCCTGTTGGCACTCAGTACGCGGGTTCTAACCCGTACCTTGGCCAGACGACTCAGGGTGTCAACTACCAAGCCGCGCAAGGTGCTGGTACCAATGCCTACGCTGGTGCGAATCCGTACCTTGAGGCGAGCATTGGCGGCGCTGCAAAGGACATGACGAACGCGTTCAACGATACGACAAACGCGCAATTTGACCGGCAGGCGGCGCAGTCTGGATCGTTCGGAAACACCGGGGTAGAAGCGGCTCGTGGGCGGGCTCAGAACGATCTGAGCAAGAACATCGGCAACATGGCTTCCGGCGCGCGGATGCAGGACTACACGGCGCAGCAGGGCCTAGCGGAGAACGCACTCAACCGCACGCAGGGGCTGAACCAGTTCAATGCAGGGAATCAACTCCAAGCCGGGATGGCTAACAGCGGATACAACGCGGGCGACCTGAGCCGCAATCTCGCTGGCGCGCAGGCGGTGTCCATGTTTAACGCTGGGCAGGGCAACCAGATGGGGCAGTTCAACGCCAATCTTGGGTTGGGACAAGGCCAGTTTGCGTCAACTCTCGGACAGAACGACTTGAACAGGAATAGCAATCTTGCTCAGAGTCAAGCCCAGTTCAACGCGGGCACGCTCAACCAGAACAGCCAATTCAACGCTGGGCAAGGTAATGCGCTGAACCAGTTCAACACTGGTCAGGCCAACCAGATGATCCAGAACGCGCTCAGTCGCAAGCAGAATCAAGGTCAGTTCGATGCCAACATGAACTTCAATACGAACCAGTTCAACGCTGGCCAACAGCAGCAGGGGTTCAACAACTATTGGACCAATGCGCAAAACCTGTATGGCATGAACAATTTGGGTCTGACAAACGCCAACACGATACAAAACACTCCGCTCAATTACTGGCAGCAGTTCATGCAGGGCGCGAACCAAGCTGGCGGGAATGGCGGCACTAGCTCGCAGAACAACCCCGGAAACCCTTTGCTAGGCGCCATCGGCGGATGGCAGATTGGCTCCAAGATCTTCGGAGGCTGACATGCCCAATCAATACACCCGTTACGACGCAAACGACCCGCGCGCTGTAGGGCGCGGCATCCCCGCCGATGTCCTGGCGCAGTTGCTTGCCGGGCAAGAAGTGCCTGGATGGTCAACGGCGTATGCACCAAAGACGATATACCAGGGCGGCGACGCTGGAGACTACTACGTCCCTAACGCGGGCTACACGGAAGGCCCGCAAGCCTTCCAGTACAAAGACCCAACAAAGGAGTGGTATTCGACCTATGACCCGTCCGGCGCCTTGATGAATGAGGGCAATGGCAACAACAAGATGACCACCAAGGATTACCTGACGTATCTGGCCCTAGTGGTCGGTGCTGGTGCGTTGGGTGGTGCGGGAGGCGCGGGAGGCGCGGCGGCTGGTGGCGCTGAGGCTGGCGGCGCGAACCTTGGCGCGGGCGGCTATACCTCTGCAGCCGGTGGTGCTGCTGGTGCGGGCGGAGGTGCTGGCGGTGGCGGCCTGTGGGAAGCGGCCAAGTCCGTCGTTAGTCCTGCAGTCTCTGCGCTCACCAGCGGCAACGGCTCAACGCTAGGCGGGCTGCTTGGCGCTGGCCTTGGAGCCCTGTCGTCCAAAGACCAGACGACCAGCAGCACGAAAGACCCTTGGGCGCCGGCTCAGGACTTCATCAAGCAGCAGATTGCACAGGGTCAGTCATTGAGCAATCAGTACCAAGCCAGACCGTTCAGTGATGCGCAGAAAACCGCTTACGGCAACCTGGCGAGCATCATCAATGGGGCCAATGCCAACGCTCCGAATATGAGCGACTTCATCAATCGCCAGATGTCGGGAGGCACTGCTTACGACCCGCGCGATCCGTACAAAAACATCGGCAAGGGCGTTAGCCAGATTGTCGGCCCCGGCCCATCGGGCTTGCTGAACTACTTTCCCGGAAAGGGCGGCTGAGATGAGCGCAGATATCGCAACCTCGCTCTACTCGTGGAGCACGACCGCAGGCAGTAATCAGCCGCAGGGCTCGACGGCAATCTCCACAAATCTGGATGACAACCTGCGCCAGATTCAGGCCGTAGTCCGAAGCACGCAGGCGCGGGACACAATTTCGTCTGCTTCGACTTGCGATATCGGCGCTAAGGATGCCATGTCGCTAGACGTGACTGGCACGACGACTATCACTTCGCTCGGCACAGTGTCTGCGGGCATCCGCAAGTGGCTAACGTTCAGCGGCGCTCTGACGCTGACCCACAACGCCACGTCTCTGATCCTGCCGACTGCGGCGAACATCACGACCTCTGCGGGCGCTTCTGGGTGCTTTGAATCTCTCGGGTCCGGTAACTGGCGCTGCTTGTCCTATTCCAAGCCAGATGGAACCCCGATCAGCGTTCAGTCGTTCTCACTGTCCGACCTCAGTAGCGCGACGGCAAACAAGACGCTGACAAATACGACCTATGCACAAAACTGGGGGTGGGTGTTTACGTCTGCTGGACAGAAGGGACTGACGCTTACCGGCAAGTCGTCTGGTACGGGGACGGCTGGGCATGTCCTCTGTTTGGATGGATCGTCCGCCTCACTCTCGACGCAGGTTGAAAACATATTCCGCGTCATCGGTGGCGTTTCCGGATCGGCTACTGACGTTTTTAACGTAACGCAGTTCGGCGGCACGATCTACGGTAACGACAACTCCACGACTGGAGGTAGCTGGGCCATCCGGGCGGGTACGGGTCCGAACTCTGCCGGTGACGGCACCGTATCGTTCAGGTCCGCATCTCGACTCGGCACGAACTCCTCGCTTGTTGCTGATTCGACGCAGATTATTCTTAGCTCGCAAACGAAAGCGGTAATTGACGCAACGCGGATGTATTTCGGTCACTCCAATGGAGTACCGACTATCTCTGCTGGTGGTGGCGCTGGTGCAACTATCGCAGGCTGTGACGCTGCGTGCGAAGTGGTATTCGGCACAGGATCGCCAACATCCGTGACAATCCAGTTTGCTAATGCTTGGTCTGCCACTCCGCAAATTGTGATGGTCAACGGTACACAAGCCGGCGCGACTTACAGCTACGCAGCAAACACGACGACTGTGCAGATCAGTTGCAGTGCTGGTATGTCATCTGGGTCGAAGATTTCCGTCATGTGCATGGGCTTGCAATAAGGGGATGTGATGGGACTTCTCGACGTATTCAATAGCGACGAGGGCCGGATGGCTCTCGGTCTGCTTGCTGCTGCTGGGCCTAGCTCGCAGCCGATGAGCTTCGGGCAACGCCTGGCTGGCGCGATGAGCCAGCATGACGCCTATTTGCAGCACAAGCAAGCCGCTGCGGCTGCGGCGCAGGATCGCGCGCTAAAGCAACAGATGCTGCAGGCGCAGATGGCCGACGTTCGAGCGCAGCAGCAGCAGCGCGAGGCGCAGGCCCGGCAGTTGCAACAGGCGGCGCTTCGTCAGCAGGCATTCCAAGGAGCATTGGCTGGCGGCAGCCGCGTTGGCACTGGTGAAGCCATGGCGCAGGGCGGAGGGCCAACCCCGCAGGCCGCGCAGCAGCTCGGCCAGGCCAAGCCGGTGGATTGGAACGCCATGGCAATGCAGTTCCCGGATCAAGTGGACCTGATCAAGAAACTGGCCGAGGCCAACACGTTTGGCCGGCAGGAGGTCGCGCGCACGCTCGAAACGGTTGGGCCTGACGGCCGGCCCGTGCAGCGCCAGCTCACCAAGTTCGGCGATGCGGTGGGCCAGGACTTGCGCAAGCCGGTCGAAATGAAGCTGATGAACCTGGGCGGAAGCGAACAGGCCTACGATCCTTACGCGCTGCAGCAGGGCCAGCAGTTCAAGCGCACGCAAACCCCGGACGGAGCGGCCAGCAACGCGGTTGCCTGGGCAAACTTCGGCCTTGCAAAGCAGCGCGCCGCGCAAGAGGCGGCAGCGCCCAAGGGCCAGTACGATGCCG